CTCATGGGAGGAAGCTCCAGCAACGGATCGATGGCCTGCGCGCTCGTTGCTGTTGAGATGAGACACCACGGCTCGGTGGATTGTGCAGCCCTGCAACACCGGCTTGATGCCCTCAGGCGGAAATGCACCACCGGCTATGGGTGCGGATCGACCTGCATCAGCATCAAGAAGGAGTGCCGGGTCAGTCCCGGCAGCTCGACTGGCAAGCAGCGCATGAAGCGGCTGCTGGCCCTGGCCGCGGGCGAGAAGGTGTCCCAGCAGCCGCGCAGTGGCATCACGATCACGACTGATTCGGACGGAGGAGAGCCTCGACTCAATGGGCTCAAGCCAACACGCAGTCTTGGCAGTGGGGCATTTGGCAAGACCTACCAGTTCGACACAGAAGACGGGCCGGTGGTGGTGAAGGTCAACGGTCTCACGATGGGCGATCCTGCTGAGAGCAACCCAGGGGTGGGCCTGGCGGAGCAGCGGGAAAACGTGGCTCGGCGAGAGTTCAAGAACCTGCAGCGGGCCCATGCGACCGGACTGGGCCCCGAACCCATCGGCAAGCTCACCCATCTGCCCGATGGCCGCTGGAGCCTGGCCTACCGAATGCTGCCGGGCTCAAAGCTCACTCCGTCTCACAACACAGTGGAGCTGACCTCTGAAGCTGCCACGTATCTGGCCGATCCCAAGGCCGCTGCCAGATACGTGGCTGGGGCGCTGCAACTGGCCCGCCGGCAGGCCGACACGGGTCTAATCCATGGCGACTTGCATGGCGGCAACGTACTGGTGGGCCCTGATGGCACCCCACGCCTGATCGACTGGGGACAGGTGCGCGAAAGCCGCAATCCATGGAATCAGGGCACCCGGAGCCCAGCAATGAAAGCAACAGACGAGGGCTATGCGCTCATTCCTCTTCTCAGCATGGCCGGACAGGCGCAGCGCCTGCCGGAAGCAGCCAAAGGCGTCTCTGAGCTTGTGGCCATTGCCCGAGAAAAGGCAAGAGATGCAGAGATGGCATTCGGCCGCGTCATCGCAGCCCACGACTTGGCCTGGAAGGAAGCCAACGAAGAGAAAGTGGGAGCCAAGCTGGAGAAGGGTGAGTTCCGTCGGCGGATGGTGGAGGCCAACAGGCTCAAACGAGAGGAGGGGATGCCCTACGACATGGCTCTACGGGATCCCCGTGTCGGACTGGAGGCCCCCCTGACGCCAGAGGTGCTGGCCCGGGCCGCTGAGGCCCGTGACGCCATCTTTGGCCAGAGTGACCTCAATGAGATGCGGCGCGAGCTGGATCGCCGTTTTGGGGGCCGAGCATGAGACAACCATTCCCCCGTCGCTTTCAGTTGCTTGCGGCTATGAATGAGGCCCGGGGGCGTGGCGACGTGGCGGCGTTCTACCGGCTGGAGGACGAGCACCTCCGCGAGCTCACCGGCCGGCCTGCTCTCACAACCAATGACAGCCTCCAGCGTCGCATCGACGCCCTGCGGGCGCGCTGTGGCCCCTGAATGGCTGACCGCTCCCTGGATCTGATCGAGCAGCTCGACCAGGAGCTGCGGGGCCTGGAGGACCAGCAGCTGCGGAAGCTCAAGGGCATCTTCGATGAGGCCCTGCGCCGCACCATCCGCAGCCTGATGGATCGCCTGGAGCGGATCGAGGCCCAGCCCGACTACGACCCGGCCACCACCCCCGGTGCCTTCCTGGGCTCCACCCCGGATGGCCCGGTGCCGATCACCCCGTTGCAGAAAGATCAGGCCAGCCTCTACCTGCAAGGCCAGCTGGCCCAGGACCTGCAGGTGATCATCAACCGCTTCCCGGCCGATCGGGCAGCCAATGCAGCCCTGAACCGTGAGCTCACGGAGCTCTACAACCGGGCCCAAGATCTGGGGACTGAGTACGCCCTCGAGCTGTCGCGGGACATGCTCCCCCCGGCGGCCGTGCTCAGCAGCCGCCACCCCTCGCTGCAGGACCCCCAGCTGCCACCGGCGGCACCACCGGCCCCCACCGACGCCCCGGCCCCGGGCAGCCCCTACCAGGAGGGGCAGAGCTTCACCAGGCTCCTGAACCTGGGGGCCGTCATCGCCGCGTCTGAGCGGGACTTCAAGACCCTCAGCGCCGACTACCGCCGCCAGCGCAACGCCGCAACCTCCGATCGGGTCTGGGCAGCGAAGGACTATTTCTTCCGCTGGTGGCGCGACTGGGGCGATGCCGTGCAGTTCGAGACCGCCACTCAGATGGCCACCGGCGTCGACAGCCGCGCCCTGGCCCGCAACCTCAAGGCCCGCCTCCCCCACATCAACGATGCGTTTCGCAACCGGGCCGAGACCGTGGCCCGCACCGAGACCCACATCGCCGCCGGCGAGGCCAGAGAGCGCACCTTCCGCCGCATCGGCGTTGGGTTCGTGCGGTACGTGGCCACCGCCGACGATCGGGTCTGCGAGTTCTGCGCACCCCGGATGGGGGCCCTCTATTACGCCGGCAGCGTCAAAACCCCCATCCATCCCAGATGCAGGTGTGCCCTTTCCCCGATCACCCTGGAGGCGCTGGTGATCCAGAACCAGTTGGCGGCCAACCGCGGCGAGCGCTGGGAGGATCAGCAGCAGGCACTGGCCGCGGGGACCCGCAGGAAGTACGACGAGGCCAGCACCAGGCCCTGGCGGCCAATCGGCGGCACCGGTGAACCCCGGGGCCCGCGGGACTACCCCCTGATGGAACGCACCGCCCTGCCGGCCACCACTCCAAGGCCCAACACCGAGAACAACCCCGCCAACGGTGGGGCCAGGCCCTGGCCATCGGGGGATCCGGTCTGGACCCCCTCCAGGGGCTGGATCAATGCCGCCGCTCGCGAGGCCTACGAGGCCATGGTCAATGAGGTGGCGGAGCTGGAGGTGTGACAGTCCTGATCTCGGCAGCGGCACCGAACGCTCGGCCGAACTCAGCAAAGGCGTTTTCCGCCTGCTTCACCGTTGCCAGGACCTGGTTCATCTGCTTGCCGACCGACCGAACAACTTCGGCGTAGCGCCGGATGCGTGCAGAGAACAGCTCCTCAGGCTTCGCAGGCCAGAACTTGTCCCACTGCATCTGGCCCCAGATGGTGCCGCCTTTGAAGGGGGCAGTGTTGGCCCAGTGGATGCGACCGATTCGGCCTCCGGTGCTGGTGAAGGAAATGAAGGTGACCATGGGAAGCGTGCGATGGGAAGGGGTGCCGGATGGGCTCCGGCGGGCCGTGGTGGTGCTCAGGCAACAAGGGCCTTGCGGACCTGGTAGCGGGTGAGCCCCAGTGTGCCGGCGATCTCCCGCTGGCTGCAGCCCTGAGCGGCGAGACGCCGGACCGAGGGCGGTGCGACGTTGGCGGAGGTGGTGACCGGAGCGGCATCTGGGGCCGGCAAAAGTTCGGCGCCGTTAGTGATAGCAACGGGTTTCGGCCCCACGGGGGTGGTGACCATTTCCGTGGCGCCAGGAAATTGGTCTGGAGCTGAACCTGTAAGCCTGGCTTTCAAGTTGCCCCCGGACAACCCCAGCCGGGCCAGGCCGTGGAGCTGGTGCTCCTGGGCCCAGGCCACCAGCTGATGCCAGCGCTCGCCGGCCATGAAACCCAGCGTGTAGATCAGGGCCACCACCGCCCCCAGGCGGCGGGCAGCGGCATGGAGCGTCGGGCCCCAGTCGGAGGAAAGGCCCCTGGTGATGGTCTTCAGATCGGGAGCGGTGATGCAGATCGTGGTCATGGTTCGGTCCTATGAGGGTCCCGGCGGCTGCTCAGAGCCTGCTCAGGGTGGGTTGTAATGCGGTGCCAGCAGGGCCACTCAGGGCTCTTCTGCTGGATTTGATTGCCCCCTAACTGCTGGGGGCGGATCGGCCCGGTTTTGCGCCTATGGCCGGCTGGCGATCGGGTTGTCTCCCCCGACGCCTGAACCGTACCACAGGCAGCGCTTATGAGACGGTATCTAAGGAAAACGTCGTCAAAGCGCTAGGCTCCGAAACCACTGCACCGCAGCCTATCCATGAAGCTCGGCTATGCCCGCGTCTCGAAGGAGGAGCAGGCCGACTCCCTGCCAGCTCAGGTGGCCAGGCTTCGGGCGGCCGGTTGTGATCGGATCGTGGAGGAGCTGGAGAGCGGTCGGAATGACGATCGCCCCGGCCTGGCGGAAGTGATCCTTGAGGTTCGCTCAGGCCGCGTGGCCGAGCTGGTGATCACCAGAGCCGATCGGCTGGGCCGCAACGCCGCCTTCGCCGATGAGCTGCTGGCCCTGTGCGGGATCCAAGGGGTCAAGGTCACGGCGATCGACGGCGGCACCATCGAAGCGGCGTCACCCCAGGGATTCATGCAAGCCCGGATCCTCACCACCATGGCCGAGGTGGAGTCGCGGATGCTGAGCCTGCGGCTGCGGCGGCAGTTTGAGCAGTACCGCTCCCAGGGCCGCCACCTACGGCGCCGGAAACCGTTTGGGTATCGAGGCGGTGCCAACCACAAGTTGGAGCCCCACCCGGAGCACTGGCCCCAAGCGTTGAAGGTGTTGGAGAGGTTGCGGCAGTTGGGGAGTTTCTCAGCGGTGATGAGAGAATTGCCGAGCTGGTGCGAGTGGACCCCGGCGAGCCCAAACCTGCAGGCTTGGTTCTACAACCCCTGCATCAGGGGGCACGTGGGCCACCTACTGCAGAAAGGCAGCGGGAAGAGCTGGAATCAGCAATGGGGCGAGATCCACTACGACCAGCACCCGCCGCTGATCGGTGAGGCCGATTGGCAGGAGCTGGCGATGTATCTGCGGCGGCCCAGCAACACCTTTCTGGGTCGAGGCCGTGAAGCTCGCCATGGGTTGACCGGGTTGCTGAGCTGCGCGGCGTGCGGCCACAGCCTGCGCCGCAACAACTCGGGGAATACGGCGTGGTGGCGTTGCCGTCACCGGTTGTGCGAGGAGAAAGGCGCCATCCGGGAACCTGATGCCATGCCTCTGGCGGTGGCGGCGTGCGTGGCTGCTGCAGATCGCCTGGCGGCAGCGTATGCCATGCCCGCCGACGAGGATCCGGCGGTGGCGGCAAAGCGGCGGGATCTGGAGCAACTGGAGGGGCTGGCTAGGCGCAACCCGGCGATTGCATCGGCGTGCGTTGCGTTGCGGACGGAGATTGCCAGCCTGATAGGACGGCCGAGGGTGGCACCTGAGTTGGCTGGCTATGCCGAGCGGATCAGCGACCCTGAGTTTTTCGCGGGTGCGACACCAGAGGAGCAACGGGCGCTGTTTTCGGCGGTGCTGGAGACCCTGGCGGTGGGTCCAACGGGGGAAGTCCGCGCTCAGCCGCGTAGCTGGTAAGGCGACTGGCGATGGCCTCGCGGAGGGTCATGGCTGCGTCCGGCCTTGATTGACGGCGCGGATCAGCTGCTCAGGGCATTGCCTGACGGCTTCGGCCACCATCAGCTGCTGAAACGACGGGTCGCGCATCTCTGCGGACCAGAGGTAGGCATTGTCCGAAAGCCCCACTCGCACGGCGGCGCGGATGGTCAGGTCGGCGCCCAGGGCCCGGCAGATCGAACCGGCCGTGGCCCAGGCCGCAGTGCCCACGCCGGCATGGGCTGGCGCCGCATGGCAGGCGCCGAGCGTCAGCAGGGCGGTGGTGATCGCAAAGCGGGAAAACGATGTCATTGATCCGGGTCGGCTCAGGCCGGGGATGGTCGGATCATACCCCCACAGCCGAACTGATGTATTGTTGTTACGCACTCACAACGTAGCGATCTCAACATGCCCACACTCCTTCTCCCCGTTCTGCCAAAGCCCGCCTCTCGGCCCCCTGCGCGGGTTCTACATCCCCAGTTCCGGGCCCGCCGCCCCAAACGATCAGCCCCTGCCCCTTGCTGCAATGCCGGCCTGATTGCCATCTGCCTATCTGGTGTGGCCCTGGTCGTGGCGCTGGTGGCTTTCTCGATCGTGCGGGACATTGCGGCGCTTAATGGGCCTGCACAGCCCCTGGCCGCGCCGCTTCGCCCGTGAGCTGCGGCCCCCATGGCAAGGCCCGGTTTTGGCATTGCCAACCAGGGCCATGCCTACCATGAGGGCGATCCAGAGTCGCCATCCATGAACCGTAACGAATGCGCCTACGCCGCCCAGCACTTCCTGGCCTTCCTGAAGCAGGTTGGCCCGATCGAGGCGGCATGGGCTATGAACACGGTTCTCGAAACGCTGATGGAGCTGCCTCCAGGCAATGACCACGTGGCCGCGGCAGAGACGGCCCTTAAAGAGTCGCTGGCGGAGTTTGATGAGCTGGCCCAGGTTGCCAGCAGCGAGCCAGCAGACGGTGGTGGAGAAGCGCTGCTGGCTGAAGGACTCACACCAGAGCCCACCGCCAAGAAATCCGGCAAGGCCAGCTGATTGTGAGGCCTAGCCTGACGCCAGCTGCCCGCCAGCTATGACACAGCCGCAAATCCTCACGCTCAGCGCGGTCTATGAAGGCACGACGTGGGAAGGAATTAACTCGGTAACGCTGGAGCAGCCGGCCGGGATCCCGCTGGACCTGACCAATGCGCAGCCGCGCATGGTCTACCGGCGAGTCGGTGAGAACCTGGAGAGGTTGAATCTTGTCGTTGGCGCTGGGATTCAGATCACCAATGCCGCAGGTGGCATTTTCCGAATTAACCCGCAAATCCTGCCACTGACGGCAGGAAGCTACTACTGGGAGATCATCCTCACGCAAGCCAACGGAACGATCATCCCGCTTTTCGCAGGAACACAGGAAATCACCAGGCTTGGGAGGGCGTCGTAACAGTGGATATAACGGCAGTTGTTGTACTGAACGAGACCCCCCTCCAGGCCACGGTGAACCCGCCGCCTGGGCAAGGCGGTGCGGGCGACGGCGGATCTGGGACCGTGACCAGCGTGGGCCTAGTTGTCCCGACGGGATTCTCAGTGAGCGGCTCGCCAGTGACGGTGAGCGGCAACATCACCCTGTCGTTTGCCGCTGGATACAGCCTGCCCTCCAACACCAGCCAGGCCAACTGGGACACCGCCTTCAGCGAGCGGCTCCGCTGGGACGGCAGCAGTACGGGGCTGAATGCAGCGACCGCCCGCACCACCCTGGAGCTGGGCACTGCGGCCTTAACCGCCGCAACCGATTACGCCACGGCAGCGCAGGGAACCAAAGCCGACACGGCGGTTCAACCGGCAGCGCTCACCGCAAAAGCCGACTTGGTGGGCGGCGTGGTGCCCACCAGCCAGATCCCGGCGGTTGCGGTGGTTCAATACCTTGGCCAAGCGGCCAACCAGTCCGCAATGCTCGCCCTTCGCGGGGAAGGCGGTGACTGGTGCATCCGAACTGACTCCTACACGGAATGGGTGATCGTCGCCAATAACGGCGCCTCCCTGGCGGACTGGATCCAGCTCCCCACTGGCATTGCACCGGTCAGCTCGATCAACGGGCAGACCGGCGCTGTCACGCTGGGAACAGGCGACCTTGGCGAGAGCGGCGGCAACCTGTTCTTCACGGCCGCCCGAGCGATCGGCGCGGCGCTGACCGGATTCACCTCAGGGGCCGGGACCGTTGGCGCGTCGGACTCGATTTTGCAGGCACTGCAGAAGGTCGTCGGGAACATCGCAGAAAGGGCCTTGGGCGGCCTGATCGGCTCCAGCGGTTTGACCATGGCCACCAACCGCATTGCCGGCCGCGGCACGGCAGGAGTGGGGGCGGTCGAGGAGATCACCCCAGCCGGCGGGCTTTCGATTCAGAGTGGCAACCTTGTAATGACCGAGGGCATAGTCCTCACCATTTCAAACAATGGGGAAACTGCGGTCCCTCGTAATAACTACGAAGAGAAAGCCGTAGATCGGGCTTGCACAGTAATAGGTGTGACTTTTGAATTAAACCCAACAACTGTATCAACCAGCGGCAGCAGCCAGGTGATGCTGTTTGCCCGCCGCAGTGGGACAAAGACCAATCTTTTGAGCGCCAACGCATCCCTGCCCGTGACCACTGGTATTTATACAAATGTGAGCGGCACCCTCACGGGCAACCTGACCCTTGTGGCCGGGGATACCGTAGGGGGCGACCTAATCCAGGTCGGCACAGGGGCCACCGGCCTCAAGCTCACTGTTTACGTTCGTTACTCCTAAACACCATGACCCCCATGACCCCCACAGCAACAAATCCCACCACTGGAATTGAGTATTACACCTCAGGACCATTGGATGGCAAAAGCGTTGCCTTGTTTGTTAATGTAAGCAACGGCAACATTAACAACCCACGCGGTGATCACTGGCCCACCGGCAACGGTGGCGTTCACGATTTCAGCGAAGAATTTTACGAATATGTGCCGTTCGAGGGAGCGCCCTTTGACTCCGAGCTTAGGTTTGTTGATTCCGAAAACAGTGGCCGCTTTCTAAAGCCAGCCGTACCCAAGCCACCAACCGGCCACCCTCAGGGGACCTACGAGGAGACCCGTGTGCTCAAGCGGCGCAGTAAAGCTGAGCTGAAAACTTTGGCTAGGGGGTACTGGGAATCTAACAACCGTGCGCTTTGGCCGCAAGAGCTTGGATATAATGAAAAATTGGCTTATGCTGAAAAACAGATAGCGGCGCAAAACGATTTGCCTGAATTTATAGCCCTTGTGGAACGCCACGAAAAACTTCTGGCTGCATCGTTTCATAACGATAGAAGACTAGCTGTAATTTACGCTGCGATTGAAGAGGCTGGGGAAACCGGCAACATTGACGATTGGCCCTTTAGCAAAATGCAGGACAACAGTGAAAGCGCTACGGGCTGGGTCAATGGAATTGAGGAGTAATGAACAACGCCTTCCGCCGCCCTGGATTTCCCCTGCCGCTGGCTCGCCAGATCGGAGGTTGCCAAAAGTGATTTACACTTCTAGGCGGCGGGCGCCAACTTTATGGACCCCAACCCAAACTGCCACCGAGCTATGGCTTACGCCGTATGACACGGCCACAACTACGATTGCGACAGGGGTATCCCAGATCCGGGACAAGAAGCTGGGGCTTGAGCGCGTTTTCGACCAAGCGACTGGCGGGGCTCAGCCAACCATGGGGAATCCGTTAAATGGCAAAAACGGACTAACATTTAACGGAAGCCAATGGCTGACTTCTTCCAGTTCGGCAGCAACGTGGAATTTTCTGCATACCGCAGCGGGCGCGGGCGCAACTATCGTAGCCGTGTGGAGAGCCGGAAACACCGCAGATCCCAACGCTCTATACGGACTACTGGGGAACAACGCCGGGGCGTCAGCCAACCACGGCTTTTCTGTGTTTTTTGATGACAGAGCCCCTGTTGGCCGCAATCTAAGAGCTGGCGCGTTAATAACAAGAGGAGTAGGCAGCCAAGATGCAGCTGTCAACCTATCAGGGGACAACGCGCACCCGGCTAACACTCCTGTAATTATCACGCATATTGGTGACCCCAGCAACGCAACACCTGCGAACAGGTCAATAATTACAGTCAACGGCGGGGCGGAAATTAAAAACAACTCACTCACAAACGCCCCATCTTCGGCAAATGCGTCCTTTCTGTTGGATCTCGGGACGCTGGGCAATGGCGCGTCTCGACTCGTAGGCGTTATATGGGAAATCGTCATTCTGCCCCCTGGCACTAGCCTCGCCACCGTTCAGTTGGTCCAGGGTTATCTTGCCGGCCCGGTCGCCGGATGGAATCTGCAGAGCCTCCTCCCCGTAGGGCACCCCTACAAATCTGCCGCGCCAACTGGGTAGCCCGGCGGCCAACCGTCCCTATCACCATGCCCATACTTGATTCAGAACGCTGCTGGCCCTGTGGATCGACGAACTGAAATGGTGCAGCTGGCCACTGAGCTGCTGAGTGAACAGATCCGACCGGTGCAGATCGTGTCGATCTCCGATGCCGGTGGTGAGCCCCAAGGTGAGTTCGTATCGAACCGGCAGCGCTTCATCTTCAGGTTCACCAAGGGCGGCATGGTCACCTATAAGCCCAAGGGCCAAGGTGGCGGCGGCCGGGAGGATAGCGATCTCCAGGCCCGGATTGAGCGCATCAAAACCCGTCTCGGAGCATCGTGATGAACTGGCTCGATGGACTGCTGGATCCCCTGCTGGATCGCCTCGCCTTAAAGCTGGCGCTCAAGGTCCGCGCCCAGCTGGATGGTGCAATTGATGCCGCGCTGGATCAGGCGGAAGACCGGATCGACACGGCCTTCGAGGGGCTTGATGAGCGGCTGCAGGCAGCGGCCACAAAGCGCATCGCAGACATGAAGGTGACGCTGGGGCAGGCCCCCCAGTTGCAGCAGCAGATCGAAGCGCTGGAGGCGGCGGGGAAGCCTGCCCTGGCGTTGCAGCCGCAGATCGAGGCCATCGGCCCGGAGCGGCTGCAGGTTGCCGCCGAAGCCGCCGGAATGATTCCAGCCAAAGAAATGAAGGCCCAGATCAGCTTTGCAGCCTCTTCAGCGAGGGCTGCCGCCGCTGACCACCTGCGCAGCCGCTTGACGCCGCCCCGGCCATGGAAGGAGATCCCTGATCGATGAGCCGTCACCAGTCCCTGCTGGATCGCCTTTCGGCCATTGAGGCTCAGTTTTCCGTGGCCCGCGTCAACAAGGCCCTGGCCCAGCGCCCCGTGGCCCTGCGGCACGACGCCGCCGATCGGGTCTCCCCGGTGCTGCAGCAGCTGCTGGCCGAGGTGCTCCCCGGCGCCCTGGTGCTCGACTGGCGGCAGGACGGTGCTGCCCATGCCGGGCGGATGGCCGCCGATGGCCTGGTCTACCGGTTCCGTGTCGATGCGGAAGGCGTTGGCTATCGCCCCGCATGGGAGGGGGTGCTGCAGCGTGGTTGGGAGCTGCGATCGGATTCGTTTCTGCAGCTGCGGGCCCCTGTCGCCCGGATGGACTTCCGCCGCACCAGGGCCGGCGGTGGCCAGAAGCGGAAATGCGCCACCGGCTACGGCTGCGGCAACGCCTGCATCTCCCTCCAGAAGGAGTGCCGGATCGCCCCCCGTTCAGCGATCGGAAAGGGCCGCCTGCGGCGCCTCCAGCAGCTGGCTGCCGCCGGCAACCAATCAGCTGGCAAAACCGCCAGCCAGGCGCAGGCCTCCCGCGGGGCGGCCGCGGCGGCTCTGCAGAAGGACCGCACCACCCAGCGGGTGCAGAAGCTGCTCGAGCGGCCGGAGATCGCCGAGTTCCTGCGCACCGGCAAGCTCCCCGCCTCGGCCAACAGCTCCACGGAGCCCGGCACCGTCCGGGAGATGAAGCCAGGGGAGCTCGCCTTCGATCCCTCCCGCTTCCAGTACAAGATCAACGCCACCGCCACCACCGGCGAGGTGGGCAGCCTGTCGGGGGTGCGCAAGTGGGACCCGAACCTTTCCGGCGTGATGTCGGTCTGGAAGGACCCGGCCGACGACAAGGTCTATGTGGTCAACGGGCACAACCGCCTGGCCCTGGCCAACCGCCTGGGGGCGGAGGCCGTCACCGTGCGCTTCCTCAATGCCGCCACCGCCACCGAGGCCCGGGCAATCGGGGCCCTGCAGAACATCGCCGAGGGGGCTGGCAGCCCGATGGATGCGGCCAAGTTCTTCCGCGACACCGGCATCAAAAACCAGCAGGACGTGGAGGCCCGGGGCCTGCCCCTGGGCAGCGGCCAGGCATCCAAGGGGCTGAGCCTCAGCAAGCTCCCCGGCGACGTGTTCAACGCTGTGGTGCGGGGTGACCTGACGGTGAACCGCGGGGCGATCATTGGCGGCAGTGGCCTCGATGACGCCAAGCAGCGGGAGGTGTTCAAGATGATCGGCTCCCGCAAAGCCATCACCGATCAGACCCTGCAGGAGCTGGTGGAGCATGCCGCTGCCAGCTCCCAACGCACCCAGACCACGATGGATCTCTTCGGAATGAGCCAGGAGGCCAAAGACAACCTGTTCACCCGGGCCAAGCTCTCCGCCGGCCTGAAGGCCAAGATCGCCCGGGAGAAGCGCCTCTTCTCCACCGTCAGCAAGGCCAAGGCCGCCACCAGCCTGACCGAGAAGGGGGGGAACGTGATCAACCAGGAGCAGAGCGCCAAGGTGGCCGGCGAGGCCAGCGAGGCCCTGGGGGTGTTTGAGCGGCTGAAGAGCGCCTCTGGCCCGATCAGTTCCGCCCTCAACCGTGCCGCCGATCGGGTGGAGGCCGGCGAGGCCGAGGCCACGGTGCGGAAGGAGCTGGAGCGGGATGTCTTCGAGGCGGTGCAGGCTGAGCTGGAAGCGGTGGGGCTGCGCAAGCGGCCCCGGGCCGACAGCCTGCAGGAACGGATCGATGCCCTGCGGAAGCAATGCAGCACCGGCTATGGCTGCGGGTCGGCTTGCATCAGCTTGCGGAAGGAATGTCGCACCACTCCCCGCAGCGCCATCGGGAAGGAGCGCATGAAGCGGCTGCTGGCCCTGGCCCAAGGCGAAATCAAGCCCAAGGGGATAGGTGTGCCTAAAGCAGCCGAAGCGGCCACCATGGCGGCTGATCTGCAGGGTCGGCGCACCGGCCAAGCTCAGGAGCTGCGATTCCAGCGCCAGGCTGCTCGTCGAGCCAAGGCTGCTCAAGAGAAACAAACCAATCCCTACCGGCCAACTCCGCAACTTAAGGAGATCGTCACCTTAAAGCCAATGAGCATCGCTGCAGGAGGCGATACAAACTACGATCCAGCAGTAGAGAAAAGAAAAGCAGCGGGTGGCCTGAAGTATTACCGCACCCAGCGTGGAGGAGCCACCAAGCAAAACTACTTTTTCCGGGATCGCCAGGCAGCAGAGCACTGGTACGCAGACCACAACGCTAAAAGTGACGCGGATGCCGAGGAGGGCACCAATAATCGCCGTGGCAACGAGTGGCAGGCCGAGTACAAGGCCTCCTATGTGGGCAATCGAAACCTTCTGCGAGACACCAGCGACCGCGAAGTGCTGGAGACAGTTGAGTCCTTTGCAGCTGCCGGCACAGCAACAAGAGGGGGGACCGCAACAGACGTGCGCATCGGTGGCAACAAGCATTCCAGGCCGATTCGAGAGGGCACGTTTGCAAATGGGAACGCATCAGAAGGCTCACCCCAGCCGGTGCTGACCAACCCCGGCCGCCAGGATCCCGGCCTGGCACCCAAGGCCAAGGAGCAGGGCCTAAACGCCCAGGACGTGACCACCAGCAAGCAACAGGCCGCCTTCGCCCGGCAGCAGCAGCAGGCCGCCCAGGCCGCCGGGGATCAATCCGGGGCTCAGGCCTGGCGGAAGGAAGAGAGGGCGGTGGAGCGCGGCCGGCTGGCCACGGCCATCAGCAGCAACAAGCAGAGCCAGAGATCGCTGTTTGGGGTGACCGAATACGACGAAACCATGCCGCTGTTCAAGGAACAGCCCGCCAGCACCCCCAGCACCGGCGGCAGCCTGGCCGTCCAGTCCGGCGGTGGAGCAGCCGCCCGGCCCACGACGACGGCCCCTGCCTCCAAACCCGGCAGCGTCACAGAAGCCCTCAGGCAAACCCTGGGGGCCCTGAAGGCCGCAGACGCCAAGCAGATGGGGATGATCGCTGAGCAGCTCTTCGAGGCCGGCTGGACAATCGACCGCCGCACCCGCTACCGGGGCATGAGCAAGGACCAGGCCCGGGACAAGTTCAAGGCCGAGTTTGCCCAGAAGATGCAGGCCCAGGCCAGCTCCCCTGAAGCTGCCGCTCGATCCGCGGCCATGCGCAACCGTGCCGGCGCCTCCGGCACCGTCTCTGGAGCCCTGAAGAGCGCGCTCGAGGACATGAAGGCCCAGGACAAGCGGCTGAACGATCTCCAGAAGCAGACGATCGACCTGCGCATCCAGGCAGAGGAGCAGTTCGGTGGTGAAGGTGGCGAAGATCCATCCCTGGGTGGTGGCCGGCCGCGGCGGCGCCTCGGCGGCAGCCGGCGGGATGCTGACATCCTCGAAGCCCGGATCGATGCCCTGCGCCGGAAGTGCAGCACTGGCTATGGCTGCGGATCCAGCTGCATCTCGATGAGCAAGCAGTGCCGCAAGACCCCCGGAGCCGGCCCCGGCCAGCAGAAGATGCAGCGCATCCTCGCCCTGGCGGCGCCGGGAAATGCAACGCCGGCCAAGTCGCCGTCTCCGGCAGTGGCGCCTTCACCAAGGCAAACGGCAAGAAGAACCCCGAAGACAGACCCCGAGAACCTGCTGGACATGCAGAAAAGAGGGCAGGAAAGCCGCGCCAGAATTGCCAAGATCCGCAGCACTGACGAGCAAGCAATAGCGAGAGAAGCCAAGAAGCTTGGCTTGAGCGATGCGCACCTTGGCGCACTCAGCAATTACACGGCGGATGATAAATATACAGCCATAAACCACTACATGAGAACTGGTAAGGCTAAAACGCAATACGATCAGAACTTTAACGAATCCAGAGACAGCGCGGCCATGCTGAAAGATGCGCTGACAAAGCTCCCCGAATACAGGGGGGATACCTTCCGGGGGATTGCCATTCCGACGGCAGACGCGGAAAGGATGTTCAAGGTTGGTGGGGTCTTTCGGGACAAGGCCTTTCAGAGCACAAGCAGAGATGAAACGGTTGCAAAACACTTTGCAGCCGGGGGAGTTACATCTTCAAAAATCACAGCGGTTATTATCACCTACAAAGCGGGGCACGGCGGCCGAGATGTATCCAAGCTATCAGAGCGAGCGGATGAGCAAGAGGTTATTGTCGGTCCACCGGCAAAGTTCAGGGTGCTATCCGTAACCCCTGGTCCCAAAGGAAAAGGACTGCAGGTTACAGTGGAACGAATATGACTATGAATGCGATGACGGGATCAAGCAAACCTGGCAAAGGCAAAGGGCTTCAAGGCCGAATGCAGGACATTGGTTTTGAGTTTGCAGACCCGGAGGGGCAATTCCCCGCCGATCAAAAGGATGCCGAGAGCCAGGCAGCTGAACCCACTGGCTCTACAAAGAAACTGCCATCGTCCACAACGCCTCGCCGATGACGCCTTTCAGCCCTGCTAGCAGCAATCCCTCAGCCCGCCGCCCCGACGCTGCCCCGATCGACTGGGCCAACGTGGCAGTGGAGACCACCGTAATGCTGCGCCTGCAGGAGGCCCCACCGGTGGCCGCGGCACGGGGAAAGCGGCCAAAGGCCAGCTGATTAGAGCCCCAGCAGCAGGGCCGGATCGATCGCGAGCAGCAGGCAGATCGACCGCAGCTGGCCAGGGTTCGGATCACGCTCGCCTGAGCACCACCGGCTAACGGCGCTGCGGTGCACCTCCAGCTGCTCCGCCAGCTGCTGCTGGCTGACGCCACGCTGTCGCATGATCACGCCCAAGCGTGCACCCAACAGCCGACGGACCATCGCGTCAGGCAGGAGTGTCGCCATTGTGCGTTTATGGCATCCATGCCTTCAACATAAGGCCGGCGGCTTCATCTTCCTGGCAGCTCCTGCTATCTGCCGGTGCAGTTTCGTTTCGATCGCTCCAGCATTCCGGGCAACTGGGTGGAGACCCCCGAGGGATTCCTGCGCATTCGCGCCACCTTTGCCCGCACCGGTTGCCAGACCTACAGCAACCCGGATGGCTCGCAGCGTGTCGAGTACCGCCCCGAGTCGGAGGTGGCCCGCCAAGACAGCTTCCTGTCCCTTGGTGGCCTGCCGGTGACCCTGGAGCACCCGCCCCAGCTGCTCACCCCGGACACGGCCCGGCAGTACCAGCGGGGCGCTTCCGGCACCCACGTGGTCTACGACAACGGGTTTGTGCACGGCACTGTCGTGCTCACCGACCGTGAGGCGATCGAGGCCGTCAAGCGTGGCGACGCCACCGAGCTGTCGGTGGGTTACCGCTGCGAATACGACGCCACCCCCGGCGTCGCCCCGGACGGCACCCGTTACGACGGCGTGCAGCGCGCCATCTCTGGCAACCACCACGCCATCACCCGCAAGGCCCGGGCGGGGTCGGAGGTGCGCCTGCATTTCGACTCCGCCGACGGCGACGACCCGCCGATCGTCGCGGTTTCTGCCGATCTCATTCCTTCCTTTGAGGACCCCTCCATGGCCACTTCCAGCCAGCCCGCCACTGATCGCACCGACATGAAGCCCCCCGCCGGCAAAACCGACGCCAAGGCCAAGGCCAAGGCCGAGGAAGAGATGGACCCTGAAGCCATGGAAGGCGACGACGGCATGGCCGGCGACGACGACCAGGAGAAGGAAGACGGCTACGGCATGGCCAAGGGCAAGAAGACCCGTGGCGACTCCGCCACCCCCGGCCGCAGCGTGCCCTGGGAGGTCTACAAGGCCACCGTTGATGATCTGGCCGCCTCTGAGTTGCGCTTCGACAGCCTCTCTGAGCAGCTCGCTGAGCTGGAGCAGCTGGTGGCCGAGCGCACCGATTCTGCTCCGGAGCCCGATCCTGAGCTGATCAATCAGCTGGTGGCCGAGCGGGTCGACGTGCTGGAGAAGGCCGGTGAGCTCATCGGCAAGCGGGAGCGCCATGACGGCCTCTCTAACCGCGAGGTGATGGTGCTGGCCCTGGAGGCCGCCGCGGTGCGAATCGATGGCCTCGAGGACCGCAGCGACGAATACATCGCCGCTCGCTTCGATGCCGCGTTCGAGAACGCCGAAAAGATCCCCTACGCCCCCAATGCCGCCAACCTGCTGGCCCGCCAGCTGCAGGGCCTCACCACCCCCCGCAGCGATAGCAGCAGCGACGGCATCGCTGCAGCCGCGGCGGAGCACCGGCAGGCGGTGGCGAATGCCTGGCAGTCCACGGCCGCCTGATCCCGTTCCCGCCCTTCCCTGACCCCCTTTCCTTAGAACCATGGCCCAGACCTTCACCAATAACGCCGCCACCGTCTTCGCCGGTGTTGGCCGCGACTACCCCATGCAGATGGGCATCGGCCGCATCGGTGAGCTTGCCGACATCAGCAACAGCACCATCATCAGCGGCAACAACGAAACGGCCGCCCGGATCCTGTTCGGCATTCCCGTGATCCGGAACGGCTCCGGCGTCCTGCCCAACTCCTGCACCCCTGCGGTGGCAGCCTCCACGATCCTGGGCATCACCGTCTTGACCGACGTGCACGAGGTGTCCCATCGCGATGCCGCGACTCCGTATCAGGAGGGCATCAAGCCCGGCGGTGCGGTCAACATCCTCAAGGTCGGCGCCATCTACCTCGACTGCTGGGAAACCCTCGCCCCCGGCAACGCCCTGCGCTATTTCAAGAGCGGCAACAACGCGGGCCGCTGGGGCAAAACCGCCAGCACCGGCAACAGCCTCAACTTCTCCGCCGGTGGCTGGGAGATCGAGCGCCCGGCGGCTGCTGGTGGCCTGGCCATCGTGCGCTTCAACACCCCGGCGGCTCTGGTTGTCACCGCTGACTGATCACTCCCCCTAACCCGATCCCCATCACCCCCTGCCCTCCTCCCGGAGACGACCCATGAGCCACCGCCTGGACAACTACAGCGAGGGAGCGTTCCTCGTCGATCAGCTGCAGCACATCATCCCTGGTGTGCTGCGCAAGCCTTACGCCGAAATCGTCTACCCCAAGATCTGCCCCGTCAGCTTCGAGGTGGACCCCGGCGCCACCTCGATCAAGCGCCCCATCTGGGATCGCACCGGCAACTTTGATTTGATTTCCGACGCTGCCGACGACCTGCCCCGCTCCGGCGTAAAGGTGGGTGAGATCGTGAACGAGATCCGCGAGTTCGGCGGCGCGTTCGACTACACCCAGTCCGAGCTGCTGTCGGCAAAAATGGCCGGCGTGGGCATCACCAGCGAGCGGGCCGATGCGGTGCGCGACGCCTACGAGCGCCGCAACAACATCACCTGCCTGTTCGGCCGGGCCGGCACCGGCCTGCGCGGCATGCTCAACCACCCCGCCATCGACCGTGTGGTGGTGACCGGGAACTCCTCTGACGCCTGGTTCAACGACCCCAACACCACGCCCCAGCAGATGCTCGATCTGCTCAATTTCGGGGTCACGCAAATGCGGGTCAATTCCAAGCAGGTGGAGTCGCCCAACTCGCTCCTGATGGGTGAATCGGATCACCGGATCGTCTCCACCACCTGCCGCAGCGCCACCGACAACATGACGGTGCTGGAGCTGTTCCTGAAGATGAACCCCGGCATCACCAGCGTGGAGCCGATCAACGAGCTCGACCCGGCCAACTCCGGCGGCAACCTCAGCGCCCGCCGGATGCTCTTCTACCGGAAGGATCCGACCAAGGGGAAGTTCCACATCCCCCTGCCCCTCACCTTCCTCCCCCCCCAGCCGAAGAACCTCAAGTTCATCGTGCCCTCGATGAGCAAGATCGGCGGCTTCATCCCCGAATTTCCGGTTGCCTTCCTCTACATCGAGGACGGCGGCTGATCACGGCTGATCGGCTTGATTCCCGTGCACCCTTCCCCCATCCGCTCCCTATGACGACGACCCATCCCACCAAGCCCGCCACCAAGCCCGAGACCGAAGCCGCACCCCAGGAGGCCATCACCGGCTCCCTGGCGGTGGTCTTCACTCCCGAGCTGAATGAGGCCTGCCTGCAGTCCTGCCGTGGGGGCTCCCTGGCTTGGGTGTTTGGCCCGCTGAGCAATCCCACCACGCTGCGCATCAACCCGGGCCTCAATGGCCCGATCGATCGCAGCCTGTGGGAGCAGGCCAAGGAACGGCCCGACACCCAGGTGCTGATGGGGCGCGGCCTGCTTCAGGAGATCGAGCTCACCGATGGCGCCACCAACGCCGACGGTGAGCTGACCCTCGGCGCCGTTTCGGTGCCGGTGGCGATCCGCCTGGTCTACGGCTGCCGGAACACCGAGCAGCTGCAGCAATGGCTCCGCAAGGAGGACCGCCAGCAGCTGCGCGAGCGGATCGCGACCCGGATCCAAGAGATCAACGACGGCAAGCCCTGACCATGGCCGTGCCCACCCTTCCTGAGTTCCTCGATCGGTTCCCCGAACTGGCTGTGCACACCCATGCCCAGCTGGAGCAGGCGCTGGCCACCGCCGGCCGCCGCTGTGATGAAACCGTGTGGGACAACCTCCACGGCGATGGCGTGGGCCTGTTCGCTGCCCACCTCATCGCCTGCCGGGTGCGTGAGGTGGGGGCCCAGGTGGGCCAGGCCGCTGCCTCCGCCGGCAGTGGCATCGAGGCCACCTACTACGGGCAGCAGTTCGCCGAGCTGCAGTCCTGCCTCCCCCTTTGCGGCTTCGCGATCTGATGACCACCACCCCCCAGCCAGCCTCCGCCTACGGCAACCTCGCCAACTCCACCCTGGCGTTTGAGGTTGCTGGTGCGGTGCTGACGGTGGATGCCGACACCGGCAACCAGGTGGCGGCCACGGAGGTGATCAACTACCTGGCGGCCCTGCGGATCAATCGCTCCCGCTGGGAGAAGCAGGTGGGGGTGGATGAGAGCACCTTCCCCTGCACCGGCCGGCTGCTGAGCCCCGCCACCCTCGATCCACGCATCGTGAGCGGCAGCAAGGCGGTGGCGGTGATCAATGGCCGCCGGGGCCGCTTTGAGCTGCAGGAAGACCTGGGGGCTCCCGTGGGTGCCATGCCGCTGCTGCGCCAGCAGATCAACGGCACCTTCCGGGTCACCGGAGGCCGCGGCGATGAATGAGCAGCTGCTGCGCGAGGTGGTGAGTGAGGCCTGGGGGCGTTTCAGCGCCCACGTGGACTCTGAGCTGACCCGGCACATCACCGAACCGAAGTGGGACTGGCCGCGGGGAGAGAGCCCCAGGGACATCGTCGACACCGGCGACCTGCGGGCTTCGCAAACGATGACGATCGATCCCCGCCCTGGGGTGATGGTCACCAAGTACCGCTGGTCGGCTCCCTATGCCCCGGCGGTGCATGACGGCGCGGTGTTCAAGGCCACAGATGCTGAGGGCAACCCCAAGACCATGACGGCCCGGCCCTGGACCCGTGAGCTGATGAAGGACCGCCAGCGGCTGCAGAGCACCTTCCAGTTGCACTTCACCCTGTCGGCCAAACGGCGGGGCCTCGGCGGCAACAACGGCGGCGGGGCCCCGGCCCCGGCCGTGCCGCCGGCTGGAGGTGCATCGTGACCCAGGCACGTTGCCAGGTGGAGCTGGGCGCCACCGTCCGCCAGGTGGCCGACGACCTGCGCGCCCTGTTCGGCCCGCTTCTAGGCCTCTACAAGCGGCCCGAAGGCCCACCAATCCAGGCCTTCTGGACGGTGGGCAAGGGCCAGGTGCGGCCGAGCTACACGGCCACCGGCATCGAGGCGGTGCTCACCAACGCCCCGGAGCGCGAGCTCCTCGGCCGCCCCACCCCGGTGCTGGCAACCATGCGGACCTGGACCCTCACCTTTACCCAGTTCGACAGCAGCAGCGATCTGGAGGCTGTGCGGCTGCTGGCGTTTCGCGCCTGGCCGACGGCCCAGCAACGTCACCAGCCCCAGACTGATGACAGCTACGAGCGGCTCATCATCGAGCTGCCCGATCCGGTCCTGATCGCCTCGCTGGCCGCTTCCGGTTGATCCAGCAGCCGCCTCTGTTCATCCCCTCTCGACCCCCGACATTCCAAGGACATCGACATGACGACCGATTTTGCGATTGGGCAAGGCTTTATCAAGGCGCATCGCAGCATCCTGCTCATGACCCCGCTGAGGGCCCCCTGCCGCTACTTCCCCGTCCGGGATAGCTCCGGCTTCATCACCCGCCCCACCCTGGACACCGGCGACTGGGCCCGGGAGCTCCAGACCGTCAAACAGGTGTCCTTCAACGTCGACAACAACGATCGGGAGTTCCGCCTGATCGGTGATGACGGCTGGAGCGACAGCGTGACGACCGGCTCCAAGGTCAGCGCCAGCTTCGACACCTTCTTCTCCCGGAGCATCGTCCAGGCGGCCACCGGCAACTGCCCCGAGTTCCGCGGCGACTACTCCGAGGAGTTCGCCATCGTCGAGAAAGCTCGCTACGACACCGACTACGAGGTGTTCGTGGAGATGTTCAAGGAGCTGGGCCGCGCCAGCGGCAGCACCGGCGACTACGTGTACGACTACGCCGGGTTTAACTGCTGCCTGCGCAACTACAAGGAGCCCCAGGCGGCTGAGGACCTGATCAACGTCACCTTCGACGGCATGAGCCGTGGTCGGGCCGTGTTCGGTCGCTTCAATGCCGGCGCTTCTCCACTCGCCAGCGGGGCCATCCAATCCGTGATCCTTACCACTGCCCCCTCCAGCGGCACCCGCCGATATGCGGTGGTGCCGGTCGACAACGGCACGGCGGCAGTGGTCACTGCCAACCAGACCGTCACCTACACCTCCGACGGCACGGCGGCCCTCACCCAGCTGGCCCTGGGTGCTGCCGATGGCTCCGGCTTCCGCCTCGAGCTGGCCTCCAGCGGCGTCCGCGTCCCGGCGGTGGTCACCCTGGCCTCGAACGTGGTCACGATCAACCCGGTGGCCGACCTGGCCGCGGCGACCATCTACCGGCTGGTGGTGCGCGATGGGGCGATCACCCAGGCGGTCAACGCCTCCCTGGTGGCCGATGCCGCCGGCATCCGCCGGCCGCTGGCGGGTTTCTCCACCACCTTCCGCACCGCCTGATCCTGATCAGGGCAACAGGGGCAACACCGGGGGCCTGCGGGCCCCCTTTGTCATGGCGTGCTGGAAATGGGGGCCCCTTTCACTGCATCACGATGGCCCTGTAGGAGTTGCCATCAAACACGCAATCTGCCGTTGCCTCCTTGTAGCCGCCAAAGCCGTTTCGTGATCGGAACGATGTCCGTGCCACCCAGCCGCGTCCCGGCTTTGCATCCACGATCTGAGTGGCGCTCCGTTGATAACTGTCGGGATCGGTCAACCGAGCCTGGATTGCCTTGTCGCAGTTGCTGGCGCCCATATAGCGGGTGTCTCCAACCGTGGCATCAGTGCTTGTGCCTGCGCTTCGAGTGCTTGGATCGAACCAAAGTACCAACCCCATAAGTATCCCGCTGCACCCTGCCAGTCCCAGCACTATTCCAAGGAGTATTTTCCAGGGGCGAGTAATCATGGGGATAGGTACAGCGAAGCCTGCCAGCAATAGCACACTGCGGCTTTCCGAGGCGACATGCAGCGGTTCCTAGGTGGCGCCTCTGAACCCAGCCCCCGCCTCCCGTACTCTTGCACCGGGGGGGGGGTCGTGCCCACCCGCAAGGGCGGGCGCCGGGAGCGGTGCCGTTGGTCGCCGCTCGGGTTCCGGTTGCGGAGGCCCCTCCTCCACCCCACTTGACAGATCAAACTGCTGTACTCTGCCAAAACCCGGCGTCGCTGCTGGGCAACCAATACGCCCGCTTCGAGCGGGAGTCATCGATGAATAGCAGCCTCACCCCCAAGGGGATGGAGTCCCGCACCTGGAATGGTGTGGGCATCTTGCGTCGGCCCTCCGACGGCTACGTGAACGCCACAGCCATGTGCAAGGCCTACGGCAAGCTCTTCAACGACTACGGCCGGCTCGACCGGACAACCCAGTACGTGCGGGCGCTTTCGAGGTCTACGGGATTTCCCGTAGACCTCCTGATCCAGATGATCACGACCGGCCCGAACGATCTGCGCGGCACCTGGGTCCACCCCCGCATCGCGGTGGACCTGGCCCGATGGCTTCACCCCGAGTTCGCCGTGATGATGGATGGCTGGTTTCTGGAGAGCTTCACCCCCAAGCTCGCCGCCGATCCCAACCCGGCCCCGGCGGCCCTGCCCCCGAAGCAGCGGGAGCTGCTGGAGTACCAGGTCGGCGGCCCTGGCATCAACGTCCTCGGCGCCACCGCCTTCTCTGAGCCGCTGACCGAGATCCTCGACGCCTACACCACCCAGACAGAAGCCGAGCAGGAGGCACTCCCCCAACCTGAGCGCTGCCGTTCCCTGCGCTTTCCCCGCCCTGCCGCCAAACACTTCCTTGAATGGTTCGTTGCTGAGCACGGCCAGCTGGTGATCTCCCCCGCCCCTATCGGCATCCCTGTCGGAGCGGTGGCCTGCCCTCCCCGGCCACCGGCCCCGCCGGCACCCGCGCCGCAGCCCCCACGCAACGATCAGGCCTGGGCCATGCCCCAGCAGCGCTTCAATCGCGGCGACCTGATCACCGGCCCCGAGCTGGCCCACCTCCTGCACCTCGAAGCCCACACCATCAACAAGTGGGCCGCTGCCAAGCCGATCGGAGCAGAACGCGACGGCTGGCGCCTCATCGGCCGCGGCAAGCTCTCCGCCGGAAAGCTGTGCAGCACCTATCCCCCGGGCTGTGCCAGCTGGCTGTTCATGAAGCTCTGAGCCTCACTGCCGCCACGGCCCGGGCCCTGCGCCTGGGCCACCCCATCCCCTTGCACGCTCCCCATGCCCGTTCTTCCCCTCTGGTCCTCCCCTCCCCCTGAGGAGTGGGAGGCCACCATGCGCGCCGAGCTGAAGGTGCTCCGCTCCACCATCCTCCGAGTGGGCCTGCTGGCTGCCGGCATGGCCTGCTCCCCTGAAGAGCGGTTTCGGCTCCAGCTGCTGGCCCACCAGGATCCCGAGGGCATCACAACGGCCAACATGATGGAGCTCGACATCCAGATGCTGCAGCTCACCCGAGACGTGGCCGTCTACGCCCAGGCGGCTGTCAGCAAGGCCGCGGCGGCTCCAGATGATCCGCGCCGGCAGGAGGGAGCACAGACTTGAGGCACCACTGATCGCTAGCTGTGCACCACCGCCTGCTGCTCACCCCGATGCAAAACGTGGTGGCGATCGACTGCCGCGCCCCTGACGCTGGCGGCGAGGTGTCGGTGGGCATGCTGGTGATCGAAGCCGGCACCAGTGATACAGAGGTACTGGTGACCCCACCCACGGGCGGTAATGAGTTCTGGATGTCGCTGCCTGAGGGTGTTCTGAATCAAGGCCAGCGCTACGTTGGGTTCCAGATCCGTGCAGCCCTTCGGCCTGTTTCATGACCTTCAGCAGCCGCCTTTTGGCGTCGTTCCGCACCGGTCACAAAATCATCGGCGGCAAGTTCCGCCTCGCGGTCTACGGCAAGGTGCTCCAGGGGGAAGCGGAGCTCCTCGAGCAGCACGATCGGGAGCGCTGCGTCAGCGTTGGCGCCTTCTACCAGCTGGCCGATGGCATCGCCAAGGAGACGGGGATGCCCCTGGAGGAGGTGGACAAGCTGATCCAGAACATGACCGCTGCGGTGGATCCAGGCAATCCTGATTCCGTCAAAGGCGCGCTGCAGAGCTTTGGCCTCCTTTCCGCCGATCAGGGCCGGCTGCACAACTTCCTCGCCAGCCAGACCCTGCTGGGTGATCAGAAGAAGGCCCAGGTCCACAGGGTGCTGGTCGGCCGCGGCGAGGGGATGGACCCCGAAAGCCTGGAGTGGGTGAAGCTGGGGCCAGATCTCTGGGGTGAGGAGGACACCGCTCAGCTGCCCACCGATCTGATCAACGAGATCCAGCAGTTCCTGCTCGAAGAGAAAGCGGCGATGCTGGCAGCGGGAAAGCCTCCGGCACCGGCGAAGACGCCCCGTCGAGCGCCGAAGAGCTCACCCGCAGCGAGCACCGCGACCGCATAGAGGCCTACCTCAAGACACCGCCAACCGACTGGGATGAGATCCAGCTGGTGCTGACCAGCGGCCTGACCCAGGACCCCCGCTGGCATGCCGAGCGGCTGCCGTTTCAACCGGTGGATGCCGTGCTGAAGGCCTATCACTGGGCCCTGAAGGAGAAGGCGAAACGCACCAACGAGATGAGCACCACCATGGCCCGGCTGGCGGAGATGGTGGAAATCGCAGCCTTCCCAGGGCTAGGCAACAAGGCCCGGGGCCAGGACGCCTTCCTGCCCTTCAAGATCACCGAGGCCCCTGGCAAGAACGCCCGGATCACTGAGGAGACGGCCAAGGTGATCCGCTGGCTGATCAGCAACGGGCAGATGCCCCAGCGGGTGCTGGTGCTGGCCCTGGCGGAGCTGGATCGCAGCGGGTTCTGAAGATCACGGGCCCAG